GTCTGGGATATCCAGTCCTAGTCTGTACTTATCCCCTTTCATGCAAAAGTCCGCAAACTCCTCTTTAAGAGGGTGATACTTGCAGTTCTCAAGTATCGATAGCTGCCTTAAAGCTACCATCTTCGGTCCCCAGTCTTCAGGATCGTAATACCGCTCTTGTTCACACAACCTACCCAAAGCTCGGTTAGTTGAGTAAACGCCCACGCATACTCCGTCGACGCGGTAATCTTTATCGTGCCACCGTCTAAGGTATACGCAGTCATGTGTGCTTGCGTACTGCTTATCCTTGTTCATCTCAAGGCCGTGGCTAGTGTACGCAGACATTACATCCTCCACAGTGATACCGGGGTACGTCAGGACGCCGTCATCGCCCAGACACTGTGAATTCGGGTTTAGCACCTGACCAGATGAAATAGCCGCTTCATGCTGCAGGCAACGATGTGCCAGCGTTTCGTCGGCATTGGTGCCTCCTGAGCCAGATCCCATTCCGTGCTTTCCGTACCGGATCTTACCCCAATTGTATGCTAGAGGTATTTCATACTTGATGGGGAATACGCTCATGGTCCAATTATAGTAAGCCTGATCACCAACAAACAAAAAGTCAAGGCAACTGGCCGCACAAGACTGAAGGTCTTTATTGAAATGTTGGTCAAACTTACTGAAGTCGGTACAAATCACAAGATCGTTTGGTCCCTTACTGTCAAACATATCCGTGATCGCACGATCCACTGCTTCCATGCTAACCCATGCAGGAACGTGTGGATTACTACCGGACTGCATAGCCTCAATTAAAGGCTGATATACTTGCAATTCGGCAACGTTAACAGCGAATGGAAACATCCAAACCACGCGTTGTTTAACGTCTGCTTTCGAGGGACCACCTTCTTGCCCTCTCCAACCTAGAACTGCACAAGCGTCCCATACGCCGCTAGGCATATCAATAACCACGTTTGGCTGAGCGTGGTCAGTTGGGATGTAAATACGACACGGGACAGTGTCTTTTACAACATCTCTACGCTTGGTGAAGTAGGGAGAACCACTGTTGGTTGACTTCTTCATAGCTGCAACAGTATTCTTCTGGTTCCTCATTCGGATGCCGGCCACATCCGCCCATTCTTTACACGCGGCGGTAATCGCGTCTTCAGAAACAGGCTTTGACTCAAGGAGAATAGAGTCATAGTAAGAATCGATGTCTTTCATTCTCTCTTTGAGAGGTTTCATGATTGACATTGGTCCGACCTTTTTACCGAGGTCAACTTCGAACTCGTACAACTCAGGATACTTATCCTGAATCTTGACAAGGTGAGAGTTCCACTCCTTAAGTAAAGACGTTACACTCCTTCCTTTATAAAATGGTGTCCTGTACTCATCAGGTTGTCCAGATTCAACATGCTGGAAATAAGCCCGTAGTCCAGGATTAGGTAAGTTAAAGTACCTACCAAAACTAGTTTCTAATTTCTTCGGCATTA